CAGATTTACTAATACAAAGAATGAATTAGGTAATGACATCGTTTGGCAGGGTAACACCTATACAGCAATCCCAATAAAAGCAGAAGGATATGAAGAAACAGGTCAGGGAACCTTGCCTCGCCCAAATATCTCTGTCTCTAATTTACTTGGTACGTTTACGACTTTAATTGCTTTACTCCCTGATGGATTAGAAGGCTGCAAAGTAACCAGAACTAGAACATTATCAATGTTTTTAGATGCTGTTAACTTTACTGGTGGTTCAAATAGTGATGCCGATCCAACAAGTTATTTTAAACCAAGAGATATTTATTTTATAGATCGAAAATCAATAGAAAATAGAGATGTTATCTCATATGAAATGTGCAGTGCTTTTGATTTGGTTGGCGTAAGATTACCGAAAAGGCAAATACTACCTGATGAGTTCCCTGCCGTCGGTACGTTCAGTTATTGATTGGAAAGATAAAGCATTAGGTCACGCAAAGGAACAAGACCCAAAAGAAGCTTGTGGTCTTTTGTTATTAGTTAAGGGAAAGAAAAAATATTGGCCTTGTGAAAATGTTGCTAAATATCCTGAACAGATGTTTCAGATTGCTGCAATTGATTATGCAAGAGCAGAAGAAAGAGGAGAGATTCTAGCAATTGTCCATAGCCATCCTATATCTGCTCCAGAACCGTCTGAAGCAGACAAAGTTGCTGCTAGTAAAGGAAAAATTCCTTGGTATATCGTTAATCCTAGAATGGAGAAATGGAGTACATACAATCCTTCTGGAGTTTATATTTCACCCTTGTTATCGAGACAATGGGTTTGGGCAGTGCAAGATTGCTGGACTCTCGCACGTGATTGGTATAAACAAGAAGGATTAGAGTTAAGAGATTGGGATAGACCAGACGACCCAGAACAATTTATAAAAGCTCCGATGTTTGATGGAGCGTATGAAGCAACAGGATTTCGTTTGTTAAAAGATGAAAAATTAATGAAAGGTGACTTGTTGTTAATGTCAATTGGATCACCCGGTTTGAATCATTGCGGCGTGTACCTCGGAGA